CTTGTAATGGATTATAATCATCAACCATTATCATTAGAACTAAAAGATCCAAATATAAATCAATGGGTTGCTAGTGTTCATGATCTTACACCACAATATATGTTTTATGTAGATAGTTATCTACTAGCAAATAAAGGAAGATGTAAAAATAGAAAGATATGGATTAATAGAGACTTAGCTAAACATGGGGATCTACAATTTATATTAAATAATGATCATTACAAACCATCATTTGAATATCAAGAAACATTTAATATTCTTGCATCTGATGAAATAAGTATATTTACTGATGGAACATTTGATCCAGTTACTTTAAATATAATGTACATGCGTTATCCTCAATATATTAATAAAGAAGGATATATAATGTTAGATGGTAAACCATCAATTAATACAGATTGCGAATTAGAATTATATCTAGAAGATGAATTACTAGATTTAACAGTTCAAAATTTAGCAATGTATACAGAGAATCAATCTGCTGTTCAAAGCGCAGCATATAGGATTCAAACAAACGAATAAACTATTAATTTAAATAAATAAAAAATGGCTGATTTTTCATTAACCACGTTATTCGTGGTTCCAGTAGGACAGACTGCTCTTCCTAGCTCTGGTTCAACCCAAGACCTCTCTGCAGGTACAGTGGGTATTTTTAGAAGCGATTATTCATTAGCAACTGCTGCTAATATTGCTGCTAAGCCTTATTTCTATGTTGCTCAAGGTAGAGTTAACACGTATCTTCAAGGATCAAAAAGATCTGACAGAATTGCTTCAAATGGATCCAATGTATCTGAATGGTACAAAGTAATTGGTTGTCCAACTGCTGCTAATCAAATTACTGATGTAACTGATTTTTCTGTTCAATGTGGTGATACACTAACACTAACACTACGTGCTAGTTCTTCTTACATTAATACATTGTATTTCAATGGATTTACACGTTCAGTAACTGTACAAGCACCTTGTTGTGATTGTGGATCTGATCCATGTGTAGATGTTGATACAAATGCATTGATTAACCAATTGATTGGTAAATTGACTGCACAAGCTCCTGGTATTAATCCTGATAACATTAGTTTCAACACATTCTATACATTTGAAAATATAGGTGGTACAATTTTACGTATTACAGGAAAACCATTAACTAAATATGGTCAACCTTGTGATATTGCTGCTTTCCCTTTTGAATATGACAGAATGTCTTTTAGAACTTTTGTATATTCTGGTCCAGCTACTACTGCTGACTTTATTGTTGCTGATTCTTGTAACATTGTTGCTAACTCTGCAATTACACAACGTTCTTCTTATGCTTCAGGACAATCTGCAGAAATTGCTCAACTAGAGAAAAATTTCTATAGCTACCAAGCTGGGTATTTGAAACACCTTTACAGAATGAATGGATACAATGAGAACTTTGAGTCTTGGGTATCTAATGGAGTAACTTACGATAGCTATTATATCAAATTCAATGAGCTTGATAAATCTGCTTACCAATGGGGTGATTATATCCAAGAAGATAGTACAGTGATTATTTCTGCACCAAATGCTTCAACAAGTGGTATTGCTAATTTGATTGAAAATGTATTGGAAGCTGCTTTAGGAACTTTAGTTAATGGTAATGCTTGTATCACTACAACTACTACTACTTCTAGTGCTCCTACAACAACAACAACTTCTTCTACTACTCAAATTCCTTAAGAATACAGAATAGTAAATATTATTAAATAACCTATGCCAGGGGAAAGAGGATAACTCATATTCCTCTGGCATATTTATTATAAACACATGGCAGATTTAAAATTAGACATATTAGTAATTTCTACATATAATGTACTTACACTTGCTATTGCAGATGCCTCTACATATCCAAATGATCCTCCAGTTGTAACATCTCCTCTTATAGATATTGATGTTCCAGGATTTGGAGTAACAGTATTGCCTTTTGATGTTAACAATCTTAATATATTTACATCTTCTAGTTTAGGGATTACAGAAGCTGGTAATGACCAAGCTCTACCTGATGGAATATATAGATTAAAATATTCTATTGCTCCTGCCACTACAAACTATGTAGAAAAAACAATATTACGTGTTGACAGGCTTCAAGAGAAGTTTGACAATGCTTTTCTTCAACTAACAATGATGAAGTGTGATAGGGCCCTTAAAACGCAATCTAGTGTAACATTAAATACAATTAACTTTTTTATTCAAGGAGCTATTGCTGCAGCTAACAATTGTGCAGAATATGAGTCAAATAAATTATACACTCAAGCAGATAATATGTTAAATAGTTTTTTAAAATCAAATTGTGGATGTTCAGGTAATAATTATCAATTAAACTTTTATTAATTATGGCACAATGTTCAAATTGCGGAGCTAAAGTGGGATGCGGTTGTCAATTAACTAATGGATTATGTGCACATTGCGCAGCTAAAAATAAATAATATGTTATCACCTAGATTAACTAATTGTCCAGAATGTGCAAACATTCCAGAATTACTTAAAAGAATAGATTGTAAGTTAGCAGAACTTGGTAATAGTTTGTATAATAACATATCATTTATGTTAAATAAACCTATTCCTGCTGCTGATATATTACAATTAATAGCGTATAAGAGAATATTAATGTATAAAAACATTAATCCAAATTATGTATATCATTATTCTATATCTAAAATTGCTAGCAAAGTTATATTACTAACACCTGGTTGTAATAGTAAACCTATGTATACACCTACTGTAAGAGAAACAACTACTACAACTACTACTCCTTGTCCAACTACAACAACAACCACTACAGCATTAATTACCACTACTACTACAACAACCTTAGCATGTGATTCTTGGTATTATAACGTAACTGTTTATGATTGTAATTGTGTTGAACAAAGTAATTCCTTAGAATTCAATGGAGCAGAGTTAAATATTGGAAGTTTTTACTACTCTACTAGTTTTAATGGTAAAATTCGTGTAGATAGTATTTATGCTCCTTGTAATAATGCAGGAGAAAGTATATGGGTACAACCATCATCAGAATCAAATACTTGTGCTGGCGTAATTTGTCCAGTTTAAACTACAACAATAGTATTACTTTAAACTTTTTAAAATAAAAAAACATGAGCGATTGTCAAAATTGTTATAACGGATGTACAGAAATTGTTTCTGACAGATGTGTAAAATATACAGGAATAGCTATTCCTGGTTTAGGAATTCAAACAGGTGATACATTATCATTTGTAGAACAAGCATTGTCTACATTTCTTTTATCTGCACTAAATGGTACAGGAATAAAAATAAATGTTAGTAGTATTGATATATGTACTCTTGTACAGAAATATCTTCCTACATGTGGAGACTTAACTATTGTAGATATATCAAAAGCTCTTATACAAGCTGCTTGTGATCTTCAAGAACAAGTTGATGCTATTGTAGCAGATATAGTAGTGATTAATAATGACATAAATGTAATTGAGGCTAATTATGATGTGAAATGTCTTATAGATACAACACCTTCTATAACACCTTCTTCAGGTACACATGCTATTCTTCAATCTACAATAGATACATTGTGTGCATTATCCTTAGATCTTTCTACAAACTATTCAAGTAATGGTACAGAATTAAATGCTTACATAGCTGCTTATTTAGCTAGTATTGGAACTTCTACATTAATTAGTTCTAAAATGGTTCCTTATTCTATTCTTCCTTTTTATGGAACGTTAACAGGAAAGTTTGATGGTACAGGAGCAGGATTAGGAAATTGGGCTAGAATATTTTTATGTAACGGTAATAATCCTGGAGTTCCAGATTTAAGAGGACGAGTTCCTGTTGGATCAACATCAATGTTTGGAGGAACATTACCTTCACAAACAAACCCTAGTGTTGCTGGTAATCCTAATTATGGTGTACCAGGAACTGTAAGTGGTGCAAATCAAATTGTACTTAATGTTACACAAATGCCTTCACATACACATGTAGGAGCTACTGTTGCTGCAGGAGAACATACTCATAATGTTCAATATGGTTCTACAGGAACAGGAACTTTATATCAAGAAACTCCATACATTAGTGACATTCTTGCAGGAACTGCAGGATTAACAACTTCTTCAGGTTCTCATACACACCCAGTAACTATATCTTCTGAAGGCGGAGGATTAGCACACTCAAATATACAACCAGTTATTTCT